GAACTGGAATTTTTAATCGGTTGACAGCCCATTTATTTGGTGCTATACTATTAAAACTGTAACAAACGACACGGAGAAACAAATGGCTCAAATTCGCATCGTCAACGGTACTTATCGTAACAAAAGCGTGGCTGGTCAAGTGTTCGAGCTTGTTAGCCAATTCCAAAAGACTGCCAAGAGTGCGTTCGTTACTGTTCGCAATTCTGGCCAGTTTCCTGGCTTCCCTGAGACCATCCGTATCAATGTAGAAGGTCCGCAAGACTATCAGTTCACCAGCGATGCTCCGGCATCTGTTCCGACTGCTCCGGTAGTCGAAGCAGTAGTCGAAACCGACGAGGAAGCAATTGCTCGTATCCGTGAACGTTTCGAAATTCTTACGGACATGACCAAGGCTGCTACCACCGGCGACATCCGTGCTATGATTGTTTCGGGTCCTCCCGGAGTTGGCAAGAGTCACGGTGTTGAACAAGAAATCGAAAAGGCCTGTTTGTTCGACAAGATCGCTGGCAAGCGTCTTCGTGCCGAAGTAGTCAAAGGTTCCGCTACTCCAATCGGTCTGTACCAAACCCTGTACAAGTATTCAGATGCCAATTGCGTAGTAGTGTTTGACGATTGCGACAGCATTCTGCTTGACGATGTGTCGTTGAACTTGCTCAAAGGTGCTTTGGACTCGGGCAAGAAGCGTAAGATTTCTTGGCTGTCAGAGAGCAGCACCTTGCGTCGCGAAGGCATCCCCGACCAGTTCGAATTCAAAGGTTCTGTAATCTTTATCACGAATCTTAAGTTCGATCAGATGAAGTCGCAGAAGCTTCGCGACCATTTGGATGCATTGCAGAGCCGTTGCCACTATCTGGATCTTACGCTGGACACCATGCGTGACAAGATCCTGCGTATTCGGCAAATTGCTGGCGATGGTCAACTGTTTAACGACTATGGCTTCAGTCAAGAAGAACAAAACGAAATTCTTGACTTCATGAACGAACGTCAGAATCAACTTCGCGAAATGAGTCTGCGTATGGCACTGAAGATTGCCGATCTGCGTAAGAGCTTTCCGCTTCGTTGGAAATTGATGGCTCAGACTACTTGCATGAAGCCTGCTGCTTAAACAGAATCCGTGTTGTACTTTATACCGGCTTCGGCCGGTATTTTTTTGACTTTTGTTTTAGCAAGATGCTATACTAGACCTATGCTTACATATCTCGAAGATTTCTTAGAATACATTGGTGGGTATAGAGACAACCAAGGAAAATCTTTATCGTCTGCTTCTCTTTTTTCTTTGGCTAATATACGGTTAGCTAATTACGATCAAAATATTGTAAGTACGATCGGATATCAAACATTCACTGGCGGTGCTCTAACAGATAGACAGTATGCACTTGTAAATAAGTTAGTAACTAAATACCGCCGACAATTGCAACAGAAAGGAATTATCGTACCCGATAGTTTGCCATTGAGAATGCCCCTTAGACAGATCAATCGAAGTAAAACACTATCTTATGATTCAGAGAATGCAGACCTGCTACTAAAATTTCCATACGACAATAATTTGGTGCAAAGTATTCGTCAACTAATTCCGGATAGTTGCGGAACGTTTGAATTTAACAGAGATATTAGAGCATGGGTTGTGGCAGCTACCTTACCTAACCTAGTGCGTCTAGTTGACTGGGCTAATGATAACAAATTCGAAATAGCTTTTGATTATGAAAAATTGTTGGATCAATTATATCAAGAAATTGCGGTACCCGAGTTAGAGCTCAATGAAGAACAATCATTGATGATCAACAATGATCCTGGTAGTATTCCGCTAGAACAATTTTTAGAACACTTGGATAATCCTCTCAAATTGTTAGTTCGAGTTAGTGAATATCAGTTACTCGTTGGAAAAAATTTATTGTCTCATATACAAAAATTTAATCTCGAAGAGACATGGATGGATTGGTCTCTGAAGAAAAAAATACAAATAGATCCAACTCAATATTCAATAGATAATTTTTTAGATTGGGTAGATGCCACAGAACAATTTCCTGTAGTATGGCACAGTAGTGATACATTGTTAGAGCAAAAATTGATCTCAAGGTATGGTAAAGAAGCAATACAAGTATTGACTGGAAAAAAACGCCCTCAGCCTGATTTTAAATTTTATCTAATTCCGATATTGGGTACTAATAAAACTTTTTTCAACAAAGAGGAAATCGCTATACTTGTAACAGGACAAAGTATAATCTATAATTTAAAAAAACATTCATCTGTTCGATCAAAAAAAATTGTCTATTGGGGATCAGATATGTTACTTAATAAGTAAATAATAATATGGCCATTGCTAAACTAGTAATTTCAGATGAGGTCAATGTAAAGATACATAACCTCGATACAGCTACCAGAAAATTTTTAAATAACAAATTTAAATATCAGATACCCGGGGCTCGTTTTATTCCTGCTGTTCGTTTAGGTCGGTGGGATGGTTGTGAGACTTTCTTTCAGTTAGGAGGTAGCACTTATATCAATTTGCTTCCTGAAATTATTCCTGAGTTAGAGACACGCGGATATGATCTTGAGCTAGAAGATCAACGCGAATACAGTCGTCAATATACTTTAGATCCCATTGGCGAAGATTTTTTATCTGATTACGTATGGCCTCGAGGTCATCCGGAGGAGGGCAAACCAATTCTTCTTAGAGATTACCAACTCAATGCGATCAATGAGTTTTTATCAAACAACCAAAGTATTCAATGTATCGCGACCGGAGCAGGTAAAACTATTCTAACTGCTACTCTGGCCAAGTGTGTAGAAAAGTATGGTCGATCAATTTTGATTGTACCCAGCAAGAACCTTGTAACTCAAACCGAAGAAGATTACATCAATGTAGGTTTAGATGTTGGTGTGATTTATGGTGACAGGAAGCAACTACACAATCATCATTTGATCTGTACTTGGCAAAGTCTGAACAGTCTGCTTAAAGATCATCCTGAGAAATTATCCGAAGTGATAGATGGGGTAGTCTGTGTTATGGTAGACGAATGTCATAGTCTTAAAGCCGACAAACTTAAAAGTTTAATGACAGGTATCATGTCTCGTATCCCAATCCGATGGGCAGTCACAGGGACTATCCCCAAAGAAGAGTACGAGTGGCGGTCGCTGCAAGTGTGCGTCGGTGAGGTCATCAATCGAATTTCAGCTTCAGACTTACAAGAGAAAGGTGTGTTAGCTGAATGTAATGTGAACATTTTGCAGCTGACCGACCATGCTGAATTTAAGGACTACCCAAGCGAGCAAAAATATCTATTAAGTAATAGTGATAGATTAAAGTTTATAGCTCAAATGATTAATCAACTTGAAGGGAACAGTTTAGTGCTGATAGATCGAGTGGATCCCGGTCAGGAGTTAGCTAGTTATATTAACAATGCAACATTTTTAAGTGGATCGACCAAGATCAAAGATCGTAAAGAACACTATGTTGAAGTTAATTTCAGCGATAACAAAATTTTGGTTGCTACGTATGGTATCGCGGCCGTGGGTATTAATATTACCAAGTTACACAACTTAGTATTAATCGAACCGGGAAAAAGTTTTGTTCGTGTGATTCAAAGTATAGGTCGAGGTCTACGTAAAGGTTTCGACAAAGATCATGTAGAGATTTGGGACATTACTAGTACCTGCAAATTTAGTAAACGCCACCTGACTAAAAGAAAACAGTTCTATGCCGAAGCAGATTACCCATATCATATACAAAAACTTGATTGGCAGAAATAAAAATGTTATAATTAGCTATGAAAATATTATCTTTAAACAATAAAACTTTTGACCTTAATGAAATCCCAGATCAGGTCGACGACCTAAGATTCTGTATCTTAGACAACAGTAATTATAAGGATCCGGATTATTTTTTTATTCCATTGATTTTTTTAGAAAGCTTTAATGCACCAGCATTGGTTTTAGAAATCGGAAATCGTAGAATTACTATGCCAGTCGATTGGCAAATATTAATCGGTGAACCCGATCAAGGTGATCTAGAAGTAGTACCTTTGACTACAGTTAATGATCGCGGATTTAATGCTTTTGTTTTTAATCCGTTGAGCAGTTTTAGACCCGAATTTCACAAAATAGAAGTAGTAGACATTTATCAAGATATGAAATGGTATGCTCCTAAACTCAAACCCAGTCAATTATTGAGTGTACCTTTGAACATCGGCGATAAACCTGATTGCGTATATTTTGTTCGTGACATTAGCAAACAAAGCGAAATCGTTAACTATAGTAAAATATGGTGAACTATGAATGATATAGAATGGCTAGATAGAGTTTGGAGAGCCTATCGTGTGTATCAAGATAGAGTTCATATTATAGATCAAAGCTTAGATCATTTTCTTTTTTGGTTATACAAGGAATACGGAGTAGTTCCGCCTCCGCAAAGAAAAAAATGAGTGATCGATTAAACATCAACAATGAAATGGCAGCGTTCGATCGCAAAGACCGTCGTTATTATGATGAGCTAACCGACGATGAACGTAAAAAATTTAGCACATACCTAATGCTCAAGTGGGGGTCGGGTGTAGACGGTAATTCCGACATTGAAGAATATTATCTTAGAGCTACAAACGAAAATGTTAATGTTCATTTTTTTGATCTAGGTCGGCATCCAAAGTTACAATGGTTATTGTGTACATCGGTTAGTCCAGGAATGGGTAAACAAAGGCATTATTTTGTTAAACCAACTAAAGGAAAAACAAATAATCCTTGTCTGAAGTTTCTCATCAAAATGTATCCTAGTCACAAAGTTAGCGATCTTGAATTACTGGTTAAATTAAATGATCAACGATATTTTGAAGATTTGGCAAGAAAGCATGGATGGTCAGACGAAGAAATCAAAAATTTCTTCAAATAGTAAACCCAAAGTTGTTTGTACATTTTGTGGAGTTAGTTTTTCTAAAGAAACTACTTTACTAGCACACAATTGCGAGCCCAAACGTCGACATCAACAAAAAGATGAAATCGGTGTTAGATTTGGTTTTAGATGCTTTCAAAAATTTTATAATTTGTTAAGACCAACTGATGCTGATAAAAGTTATGAAGAGTTTTCGACTAGTCCTTACTATTTGGCTTTTGTAAAATTTGGTAGATATCTAGTAGACATACGTGCTGTTGCTCCGGAAAGTTATTGTGATTGGTTGTTAAAGAATAACAAAAAATTAGATCAATGGACTAAAGATAGTTTCTACGATGAATATTTAATTGATTATATTCGTAAAGAATCGGTAACTGATGCTTTGGAGCGTAGTATAGAGACTATGACAATTTGGGCTGAAGAAAATTCAGCCCGATATCAAGATTATTTTAAATACGGAACTCAAAGTAGAATTTGTTTTGATATCCAACGAGGTCGAATAAGTCCTTGGGTAATCTATGGTAGTACAACTGGAAATGACTTTTTAGCGAATATTGATGATAAGTCTTTACAAACAATTTGGCAATTTGTTGATAGTGATTATTGGAATCAAAATTTATCTAAGAGAGATATAGATTTTAAATGGGCACAGAAGATATTAACTCAAGCAGGAATTTAATTACAGTCGGGGACATTGATATAGATGTTGCTAACCGAGATCTGTTGCTGGCTGAAATAAAACATATCCCGGCAGCTATACGCAGAGAGGAACAATGGGTTCGTCATAATACTGGCATTTATGTTACCAATATACCAAAAAATCCTGTTCTTTCTACAGCATCAATCGACTATCAAGAAGCCGAAAGTCGAGGCTATGTTAAATTAGATATATTGAACAACAGTATCTATAGTTTAGTTCGAGATCGATCACATCTATTAGAGCTTTTAAGTATCGAACCAAACTATAAAAAACTAGATCAACCTGATTTTTTTGCAAAATTAGTACATATCGGAAACCATTACAATCTTTATACTATGCTATATGAGCCTGTATCTTCCGTTGAAGAGATGGCTATGTTTTTAGCATTAATACGTCCAGCTAAACGTCATTTAGTAGGGAAATCCTGGAATGAAATCGCTAAAACAATCTGGGAAAAGAACAGCGACGGAGTATATGGATTTAAAAAATCGCATAGTCTAGCCTATGCACATCTAGTTATTGTACATATGAATCTACTGTCTTAGATTCGTTTTACTAGTGTAATACTTCTTCTTTTACTTTTTTTAGCACTAATCTCTTTTAAACTAACGTATGGACCATGTTTGATCGATACATCCTTGCTGTTTAACGTTTTTAAACAAAATTTAAACGGGATCCAGTCAGTCTTGATAAAAAGATTAATAGGAATCTGACGACTACTTTCCCACCACCATTCGTCGCCTAATTTTAAAAAGTCGCTTTTTTGTTCTACTGTACGAAGACTACCAAAGTCGTATATAGTAGTTATTATGTCGTCGACGTTTTGTATGATCCCAATATACTCCATTTTGCCATAGGTTAAGTAGGTCAAAAAAGGATATTGGTCTAGTAATAATTTGTATTCTGTTTCTGTCACTTATCAAATAAATAAACGAGCAAGTTATTTACCATTTCGAAACTAGACTAAATTTTTTGATTAATTATGCAAAGAACTAATGCTTATTATTATCCAAACCGAGTAGATGTTTTAGTGGACATCTTTCCTGGTTTAATTACAAGGAATAAAATTGTGTATGCAAGAACAGTTAAATTCAATCGGGGTATAAACAACACCGTAGTATTTTATTTTAAAGATAGCGACCAAAAACCTGTGAATCTCGGGGGTTTCTCTGTCTATATGAGTGTAATCGACGACGATGATAACAGTATATTTTTAGAAACCGAAGGTACCGCAATCAATGCTCAAAAGGGTATTTTTTCTGTAACTGTTGATAGCAACGATTTAGATTTATTTGAAAAAGAATTCTATAATTATGCTGTAAAATTAGTCGATGATACTACCAATGACGAATTCCCGGTCTATACAGATGATTTTTTTACAGTGCGAGGGCAATTACAAGTATTAGATGGTTATCTACCAACATTCCGACCAAGTCGACAACTTACTTTAACAAATCTATCAGCAGAGGTTATTATTAGTTCGGCAGCTTCGGGTGAATATCCAACTGGATATAATAATTTGCATAGTTTTCAAATTTACTTTAATAATTTTACCGGAACCATTATACCTCAAGTTACCAATGTTCCTATCGGCGATATAGTAGAAGGCAGCTGGACAAGCTTGACTAGCACTTCATATAGCGGAAGATCTGATCCGGACTACATGAATTTCGAAGGTCCCTATACAGCTATTAGATTTAGAATTGAAGTTACCTCGGGGTCGGTGGCTAAAATTCTGTCGCGTAGTTGACATTAACATTGTCTATAGTTTATACTGTAAGGCAATTCTATGTCTAATACAGTACAACAAACTATTATTTCTGCATGGCAACGACAATCTAAATCTCGATCTAGTGTCAGTGGGTGGATTAGTTCTAATGCAGTCTGTTGCCACCATAATGGTCATCGCCCTGACCGTAGAGGAAGGGGTGGAATGATTGCCGGGGCAGACGGAGAGTTAAGTTATAGCTGTTTTAATTGTGGATATCGAGCCCATTATCGACCAGGACGAGCATTAAATTACCGTATGCGTAAATTGTTGAGTTGGCTCGGCTTTGACGAAAATCAAATACGAATTTTAGTGCTTGAGGCGATTCGAGTTAAAGAAGTCTCTCCAACAATTGAAACTACTAAACATAAAGATATCGAATTTGTAGCTTCTAAATTGCCCGACGGTAGTCAAAGTTTTACCGCACTAGCAGAGTTTTATGCACTAAAAGGGCTTGATTATTGTCCTAAAGAATTTTTAGATGCTGTATCCTATATAAACAATCGTGATATAGATATGAGCAAATATGATTTTTATTGGACCGATATACAACAAAATTCAATGAAATATCGTGTTGTGATACCTTTTCAACATAATAATCAAATAGTAGGATATAGTGCTCGAACCTTTTGTGATTGGGTTAAGCCTAAATATTTTATGGATACTCAACCCGGATTTGTTTTTAATATTGATCAACAACAAATAAATTGGCAAACGGTTATTGTATGCGAAGGAATTTTTGATGCTTTAAGCATTGATGCAGTAGCAGTGATGCACAACGAGATCAGCGAGTTACAAGCCGAACAAATCGATGATCTAAAACGATCGGTTATTGTAGTTCCAGATTGGGACAATAGTGGACGTAAATTATTAGACCAAGCAATCGAATATAATTGGGCAGTAAGTTTTCCAGTTTGGAGAGAAACGTGCAAAGATATTAATGAGGCGGTACTCAAGTATGGTAAATTATTTGTATTAAAAACTATCCTAGATAGTGCAGAACATAGTAGCTTAAAAATTCAACTTTGGGCTAAAAAAACACGTTGGAATAATGCTTAAAGAATTCACTCCAGAAGTACAGAAATTTTTTATCGACATAATGCTAACAGAAGCTAGCTGTTATGTACGAGTGCAAGGAATTTTCAATCCAGAAAATTTTGACCGAAGCCTACGATCCGCGGCTGCTTTTATACAATCACACGTAGATGAATATAAAAGTATACCCACATTTCAACAAATCTCAGCAGTAACTGATCAAGAATTTCAACGTGTCGAGGATCTCAATGAGCAAATTATTGAATGGTTTTTTGATGAGTTTGAAAAGTTTAGTCGTAGACAAGAACTCGAGCGAGCTATTTTAAAAAGTGCTGATCTATTAGAAAAAGGCGAATACGACCCGGTTGAAAAATTAATCAAAGATGCAGTACAGGTCGGATTGGTGCGGGATATGGGCACAGATTATTTTGCAGATCCTAAATCCAGGCTAGCAGCATTAAGAAACCAAAATGGTCAGGTTGGTACAGGTTGGCCCACATTGGATAAAATGTTGTATGGTGGATTTAATCGAGGCGAATTAGAAATTGTAGCAGCACAGAGTGGTGGTGGTAAAAGTTTGATTATGCAAAATCTAGCAGTAAATTGGCTTGAGCGTGGTCTTAACGGAGCATATCTTACACTTGAATTGAGCGAAGAACTGTGTGCTATGCGTATTGACAGTATGGTATCAGGAATAGCTAGTCGAGAAATTTTTAGAGATATCGACAATCTCGAAGTTGCAGTTAAAATAGCTGCAAGAAGGTATGGAAAATTTCAGATTAAGTACATGCCGGCTCAAAGCACCGTTAATCAAGTAAGAAGTTATGCCAAGGAATTAATGGTGAAAACTAATAAACCATTGGATTTTTTAGTAGTTGATTATCTTGATTTGTTAATGCCTAGTTCTGTTAAAGTTAATCCATCGGATTTCTTTACAAAAGATAAGTTTGTTGCTGAAGAACTACGCAATATTGCTAAAGAATATAATTTAGTTTTGCTTACAGCGGCACAGTTTAATCGTAGTGCTCAAGAAGAAGTAGAATTTAATCATGCTCATATCAGTGGTGGTATCAGTAAAATCAATACTTCGGACAATTTCATTGGAATTTATACTAGTCGTGCTATGCGTGAACGTGGCAAATATCAGCTACAGTTACTTAAAACACGTAATAGTAATGGTGTAGGACAAAAAATAGATTTAGATTTCAATGTTGACACATTGAAAGTCACTGACAGTGGTGACCAAGTTGATTCTACTGTATCTGACAGTGCCAAACAGATTTTAGAAAAAATAAAAAATAATCCCACAACTGCTATTTCTAATCAACCGTCGGCGACGGCATCAGTGCCTAGTACCAAACTTAAACAAATGTTAAATCAACTTAATCGAAACCGAGATCAAGTTTGATCATTAGTTTAATTCCAAAATGGTAAATATTTAATACCAAATTTTGGAGTTAGATTTTGCAACGGAAAACACGCAGTATTCTAGATGAACTAGCGTCTATGACCACTAAAGGTGGAGACACTCTTCAGATCACCGAAAGTCGTGCTATTCATGTTATTCAAGGAGCAGTTAATTTACTTAATTATTTGCGAGAAAATTTCGATCAAGACACTGCATCTGATTTAGAAAAAAGATTAATTAATAGCATAAAAACCGGAGACAGTACAAAATTTGTTCGTGGAATCAGGAAGGCCAAAAATGAAAATAAATGAAATTATTTTAGAGAATGATCAAAATATCAATGAAGGCCCTATAAATTTTCTACGTAAAGTTGGTAGCGGATTAGCTGGTTTAGCTAGTGGTGCTGGATGGAGTGCAGGTTACTCTGCTAAAAAAGGCGAAATCGAACAATCCAAGATAGTTAAGGACATGATCAAAAATGCTATGGCAGATTGGTCTCAATTTAAGCGAGCAAAAGAAACTTCTTCAGGAACTAAAGTAACGCCCAACGAAGCAGTAGATTGGGCTAAATCTTATTTTCAAAGCACCGGTGAAATAAATCCAAGAACAGGATCGCCTGGCGGAAAATTATACGAAATTACTACTTCTCCTACAGGGACTTCGGATTCCGAAATTAAACAATGGTTAGAAAAAGAAATTAATAAAAATTTTGCAGCTACATTAACTCAAACCCCAGAGAAGCCAGTTGAAAGACCCGATTTCGTAGAAAAATTAGCACCGATTCCGCCCAACGGTAGTATTGTAAAATCTCGTACCGGGGATTATAAAGTGGTTGCTGGACAATGGCAAGATCCCAAAAATAATGTTATCACTGATAACGAAATTGTTCAAATTCTTAATAACAGATACGAAGAACTTAATAGTCTCAGAGGGTTAACACCGTTCCCCAAAGCTGATATTACACTTAACACAACCAATGGGGAATATGTTTATTCGGTAGCCACTGGCATTAATTGGATTCAAGTTTCGGACGCTGCTGGAAATAGACTTAGCCCATCTAGAACAGTAACTAACAGAGCCGAAGTGGAACAATTGAACAAAATAGCTGCTCAACAAGGTCGACCATGATGAATTTAATCAATGAAGGCGGAAACGTTTTTAAAGATGCTCAAGGAACCCCTGTAACTCGTCGTATTCGTCGCGATGAAATAATGTCCACGGTGGAATTTCTTGAACAAATAACAGGATTAGATCTTACTTCCGAAATAGATAAAAGTGATGGTCTTCCGAAAAAGTGGCTAGGTAGTACTGGACGTAAACCCGACTCGGGCGATTTGGATCTTGCTGTTGATGCTACACAAACTAGTAAAGAACAATTAGAAAAAATTTTAAAAGATTGGGCACAGAAACAAGGACTGGACCCGAGACAGAATGTTAAAAAATCAGGTGCCAGTGTACATTTCAATGCACCTATAATGGGAGATCCTGCTAACGGAACAGTACAAACAGATTTCATGTTTGGCGACCCCAATTGGATGCATTTTAGTATGCAAGGTGGTAGACAAAAGCATATTCTAATGGCTAGCATAGCTAAACATCATGGGCTACGTTGGAGTTATTCCAATGGACTGAGTAGCAGAATGACAGATCAGCCGATACCAGGAGCACAGGATCCAATTAGAATAGCACAGGTTCTATTAGGTCCTACAGCTAAACCCGAAGACGTAAAATCGGTAGAGTCAATAATTAAAAAAATTAAAAATCATCCTGAATATGAGCAAATGGTTGCCGATGCTCGTGCAACATTAAGTGCAGAAGGCTTTTATCTCCCAGAATCCGTACAATTCGGAACGTCGCAATGGTTTCGAAAACTAATGGATGATATTAGTAACGAAGAATTAATTTTAAACAAAGATCGCCCTACCGTAGACCAAATAGCTTCAAAACATCAAGTAAGTAAAGAGTATATTAATTTACAACTTAAAAAGGGCATAGCTGTTGAGTTTGAGCACACCGATGATCGAAGTACTGCTATTCATATAGCATTAGATCATTTAAACGAAGACCCTGATTATTATATTAAACTTAAAAAGATAGAATCTAAGCCAAAATATCAAAAATGAAAATTAAAGAGATTTTAATTGAGGGCGGGTGGGCATCATCTAAAACACAAGAAACTGTTATAACACCTCAGGTATTGGATAAAGTAGTAAACTTTTTAAAAAATACCGTAGAACCTCAAATGAATCAATGGTTTTCTGATCGTGGTATACCTAAAATAGAATTTGGACGGCCAGTAGGCAGTGGTACTTATTATAAACGACATTTAGCTACACAGCCCGATAAACGTTACGGTGACATCGATATACAGTTTATAATTCCACGTATCGCAGACAAAACCAATAACGAAAACAAACAATTTTATTACGACCTAGCAAAAAGTTATGGGCAACAGTCTGGAGCATATGAAAGCGAAAATGGAAAGAACATTATTGTTAAAATTGTAGCTAACAAATATGCTCAAGTTGATTTAGTTAGTATTTTTGGAGAACTAGTTCGGTGGAGTGATGTGTTTAGTCCACCCGACGGAGTAAAGGGTGTACTAAGTGCTAGTCTATATTCTTCGTTAGGCGAAGCTTTAAACCTCAGTATTTCGGATTTAGGAGTACAAATTAAGAGTTCCAATGGACAAATTGTTCCGTTTAGCAAGCAAAAAAACGTAGAAATTGCTACAATTACTGCGATTCCCGAGCAGTGGGCTGTCGACATTGCTAAATATTTTAAGTGTAACAAGTTTGATCCACTACTTGCTCGTTACCCAGGATTAGGAGACGAAGTTACGATTGAGCAAATAGTGGGTTCTATTGTAGGACTAGCTCGTACATTAGAACTGAATAATCGATTATCGGCCTCTGGCATCGCCTACGCCAGTGCCGAAGATCTACTAAAGCGTATTCAAGAAATTTATTTGGGTAAAATTGAAAAAGTAATAAACTCAAGTAAGTTTGACAAAGCTGCTTCCCCGGAAGCACAGCAGTTAGCACAGGAGACTAAAGAATTGCTAAAGTCCAAAGGACAAGCCATTGCAAGATTATTGACCAGTACTCTAACCGAAGGGTTTAAGAGTAATCTGGCCCGACTTGGCTTGATTGGTGGAATAGCAATGGGTGCAGCACACTATGGTAAAGATTTGAATTTACCTAGCAAAGATCAAATATTTGGTAAGCCCGCTGTTATACAAGATTATCCTGATGTTCCGCCTGAATTGCAGGCACCTAAAAAGAAAATCGATCCGGTAGTTCAATTTTTGCATACATTAGAACCAAATAATCTGAGAGATTTATTAGTCGATACTGCGGTAACCACCGGTATGAAAGGTCTAGAATTAGCACAATTTATAGCTCAAACGCATCACGAGACTGGTGCATTCACAAAACTAATTGAAATGGGATCTGAGCGTCAGATTACTAGAAACTATGATATAAGGCATAATCCTGAATTAGCTCGTTCTTTAGGCAATACCAAGCCCGGGGACGGATGGAAATATCGTGGTCGAGGATTTATACAATTAACCGGTAAGGCTAATTATGCAGCAGCATCAAAAGAATTATTCGGCGATGATCGTTTAGTAAACAATCCCGAATTAGCTAGTGATCCTATAATTGCTGCTAATGTTGCTTTATGGTATTGGGGTTGGCGTGTTAAACCACGTGTGAATAATTTTGATAATACCGCTGAAGTCACAAAACCGATCAATCCGAGTTTAAGAGGATTAGCCCAAAGAAAAGAACTATTTCAATTTTATAAAGGGGAAGAAAAATGAAAAAATATTTTCGAGAACTAATAGCACTATCCATAATTTATTTTGCCGCAATGGGATCGGCTTTAGCTCAAAAAACTCCCCAAGGCGTAACCTATGACGCACAAATTGTCCGAGTCAACGATGGAGATACAGTAGTAATTGCTGCTCCATTTCTGCCAGCACCTTTGCGTCCAGAACTCGCGGTTAGAGTCTTCGGAGTTGACACACCAGAAAAGAATCACTTGGCCAAGTGCGAATCAGAAAAACAACGTGGATTGGCCGCAACAGAATTTACTAAGAAAATGGTCAATCAGAGTCAACAAAGACAGGTTATTTTATACGGATGGGATAAATTCGGTGGTCGTGTTCTTGGTGATATCATATTAAATGGACAAAGCCTTCGTATGATGTTAATACAAAATGGATTTGCTCGTGAATATTTTGGCGAAGCCAAAACTAGTTGGTGCTAAACATGCTAATCGAAGAAATTATTCGTCAATATAATATGTTAACCGAAGGTGTGCGTATCACACATTTGGAAGATACAGTATTAGATCAAGGGGTCGACGGAGCATTATTTGCGATCAATCAATTAGAAAATTTAATTAAAAATGATCCAGCAAATAAAAAATTTCTAACAATTAAGTATGATGGGAAACCGGCGGTGGTCTTTGGTAGAGATCAAAACGGAAATCTTATGTTTACTGACAAACCAAGATTTGTTGCAACTGGATATAATGGTCGAGCGACCAGTGAACAGGAATTACAAAATGTATTGTTAGGAAGACTTCCAGCAAACGCCACAGAAGATCAAATCGCTGAAAGAAATAGATATGCTGTTGGCCTAAGTAGTATCTGGAATACCATAGATTTAGCTATCCCTAAAAATTTTAGAGGTTATATCTTCGGAGATTTGATGTGGAGCCCAAATCTTTCTCGCTTGGCTATGGTCAATGATTATTATGTATTTGAACCAAATACAGTGACTTATCGTTTACATAAAGATACAGATATCGGCAAACAAATAACCGCAGCCGGTATAAACAAAAGTGTAGGTATTGCAGTACACCAATATTTGCCCTTAAACGAAACAGTTCCCCAACTACTCGAGTCAATTCCGCAATACAATAAGAACGCCGGATTAATATTATTTGGCTCTGAATATCCCGGACAGCCTGATGTTTCTTTGGAAAAAGATAAGTTAGATCAGCTCAAAAAAGAAATCAATACTCCAGCTAACAAACAAGCTTTAAACGGATTATTGAATTCAGACGTGTTAGCTAAGATGAGAATCAGTGATTTTTCTAATATATTGCAGTCTTATGTTAATTATAGGGTCGACACCGGAAATTTTAGAGGATTGGGCGAAGAATTTTTGGCTTGGGTAGAAACAAATCCTCGATTAACTGGTCCTAAAAAAGAAAATATCAGAATGCATGTAGAAATGCATCAACCGGCTTTTCGTTTATTAATTAAAATCTTTTTAGCATTGTTATATTTTAAAGAAAGTTTATTACAACAGTTAGATAGTGGTCAGCATAGTATACAGAGTGCCATCGGAAATCAATCTGGTGGTGAAGGTTATGTGTTTGGTCAAGGCGATGATAAATTAAAATTTATACGTCGCTTCCAGTTCAGTGCAGAAAATCGTAGAAGATACAAAAAATAAATTTAATCTATTGTGTTGTAACCGGTGAATTTTTTCCATTTGGTATAAATATCATTATGCAACAGTGTTTGCAGAATAATTAAGGAGATTTAAAATGGCAGAATTTACACGAGTTAATGGTACCGCAGGTTCAGCAGGTGCTCTAAATGGTAATGAAGTACAATCCGCTAAAGGTACCCCAGTTGCTTGGACACTAGGTGCAGCACAACTAGGTCAGAGTGTTGTATTTTATAAAATTGAAGCAATTGACGCAGCTTCTGCACAGGTTGCACTAACCACCGAAGATGACACACCTAACGAATTACTAGAGATCATTCTTCGTCAGCTTCCCGCAGTATTATCATTCTATGCAGTTGCCGCAACTGGTATCATCCATGTTTGCTGCGATGGTCATGCTGCTCCCGCTGCTTCAACATTACAGACAGCAATTCGTGCTTTAGGTACTAGCGTTGGTGCCAACGGTGCAGACGTCAGTCTTTCAACTGTTACACTAGGAACCAGCTTCACAGTAGCCTAATTAACCATAATATGGTTATATCAAAAAGGACCTTCGGGTCCTTTTTCTTTGACTATACATATGATTCATAAATTAATACATGTATTTCTATGTAATTTGTACTCTATTTGATATAACCTCCACTGGGATATTATTTTTCAATTCTAATTTGAATAATCTCTTTCAAAGAAATCAACAAAGAAACTGGCAAGTTATACAACAATTAATACAACTGCGAGCTCAACCTATACTAATAACAGAACCGCAATGTTTAACTTTGAATCTAAAAGATTATCATTTTGGTTCTCAGTACACCGGAGAACAAAAAGTATGGTATACAATATTCGCTGTTGAATATGATTTATTGTATCAACGAAAAAATGATTCTGTTGCTGCATTGGCCGAGGATTTTGATTGTGTACCAATGATTCCTTCTTTAGGAGAAAGTGTAAAATTTGAAATACCCAGTTTATTAACCACCGGGGACTGGAAAAATATATGTTTTTATAGTGAGCAGACTTGTCCTAGTGTATTAAACATCAATTTCGATGAGATTAAAAATTCTCTAATAGGTAAATAAACACATTGGTATGAGGATTTTATGTCTATCTTAAGCGAAATTGAAAAAAAGAGTCTCGAAGCTCATGTTGAGTTATGTGCAGAAAGGTACCAAAACTTGGACGAAAAGCTAGACACACTAGAACAACGAGTGGGCGAATTGGAAAAAAAACTTGAAGCCAAAATGGAAGGAATGGAATCTTCATTAGACGAGATTAAATCTATGATCGCGGAAATGAAAGATCAGAGAAATAATCAATTGATCAAATGGGGTATAGGTATTATTACTACTCTATTGTCATTGGTTGGATTTTTAGGTTGGCATTTATTATACAAATGAGAATCATCGATCTTTTCAATCAGCCCTCAGTACCAGTTAACAACGAAGAAGATAAGTTGTTAGAAAACCTATATCTCTATGATCATGTAGTTAAAAATGATCTGTCAGAGAGACAACAGTATATAATAGATTCCCTAGTAAACAAAAATTTAGTAATAAGAAAAGTAGTAGATGGAACAGTTACCTATTTTGTCTCGCCAAGAATTCGATGATATATTAAACCAAGCCGGTCAAATCGTTATTGATTGGTTTAATATAGAGATATCTAGATTATCTCGGCGTAAAATCTTATTTAGAAAAATCAAAAAGAACACTTATCAAATTGGCTCATTGACTATGAGTAAAAATGATAATGACCACTGGGAAGTAATTCACAATGATAAAAAGATCAATGATTTTTATTATCGTTCCTCGGCTTTTTTTTATTGTTTAAGTTGGGTGGATAATAATTTAGTTACAGCAAAAGAATTGTTAGAATTAGATAGAACTCTTAGCAATAGAATAGTTGATCATTTTATTTTTAAAGAAAATATTAAAAAAATTACCGATGATAGTTTTAAACGTGAAATTTTAATATCAAGATTTACAGAAAATGCACAACAAATAAATACAATTAAAGCTCGGTTAGAAAAAACTATCATTGATGCTAAATATAAAAAAACTAGGAACTCCCATGAATCTTACAGAAATTAACCCAAAAGCCACTCCAGTTCGGCTTAATAAATTTTTCGAAAGTCGTTTTGGATTTACTATCGATTTTGAAAATTTAACTTTATCTAAAGCACGTAAAATTTACAGAACTTTAGATGAAAATCTTAATAAGATTAAATCAAGCTATGGAGTTCATTTCTCAGAGACCAATCCTAAGTATACTGAACTACTTAGCGTTAAGGAAGGGTTATCTTTGTGGATCAGACAAAATCGTGTTCTTACTGAGGGAGAAGTTTCTGAAGCCGAAGTTAAAGTAGCAGCACGTAAAATGGTTGACGAAATTCAAGGTATGGCAGAAAAAATCAGCAAAATGCAAAACGAAGAGCTGGTCGCTATTATACAAAAAGCTCGAGACGAAATAGGAATTCAACAAGCTGATTCATTTAAAGAAGCTGCTTTTGCTTCATTATCTACTTTATTAACTACTCTACAACAACAACAAGATACACTCGATCTTGCAGTTAGAACATTAGCCGGAGAAGAAGGAACTGCAATGGCTATGCCCGAAGCTCCGGTCAGCGATCTTGACCAACTAGGAACAGTTCCAGAACCGACCTTTCAAGCTACGGCAGGAGCAGCTGGTGGAACAGCACCAATGGGACGCGAACGTAGATAATGAGATTCCGAGAATTTGGGTTCATTCTTAAAGAAAATATTCAGTCAGATGCGGTGCTTTTGACTGTATTAAATCATCTGCAAAAAAAAGCTAAAGAAAGTCAAAGCGACGGAAAATTTAATATGGACAGTGTTATAAACCATATTAGAAATGCCGGAGCGGATACTTTTGAGTATGATAATTTTGTTGATGCATTTGAAAATAATCAAGCAGTTAAAAATATGGTTTCTAACTTTAATAGAGAATTCATATCCTTAAGAGTCGATAGTCCAGCCGGAACTGGCGAATTAGAACCCGAACGTCAAGAAGAACTAGTTAGCAAAATGGCACAATCAGCTGTCTAAATTGTTGATTTAATACAACACACCTGCTACAATTAATCAATGTTAATTCAAAAATATGATTATCGACCATTGAGTCGAGAAACTTCAAACGGCCAAAGATTATATCAAACACCCGACGGTGAAAAATTACCTAGTGTTACAACTATACTAGATCGAACTAAAAGTGAAGAAAGTCGTCAAGCATTACAAGAATGGCGACAAAGAGTCGGAGTAAAACGAGCACAGGAAATTACAACTGAAGCAGCTAGTCGGGGTACTAGAATGCACAAATATCTCGAAGATTATGTCAAAAATAATAAACTTTCTGATCCCGGAACAAATCCATATAGCCAACAAAGTCGAAAGATGGCTGAGATCGTTATCAATGAGGGATTGAAAAATGTTAACGAATATTGGGGCTTAGAAGTTCCTATATATTATCCTGGACTATACGCTGGAACTACTGATTGTGCTGGTGTTTGGAATAATCGCCCGGCAATTATAGATTTTAAACAAACCAATAAACCAAAGAAAAAAGAATGGATCGAAGATTACTTTTGTCAATTGGTAGCTTATTCTTTAGCTCATAATGAAGTATACAATACAGATATTCGAACTGGTGTTATTTTGATGTGTAGTCAGAACTTCGAATTTCAGCATTGGGTTATCGAAGACCAAGAATTCGATTTATATACCGAAAAATGGTTGGACCGAGTAGCAAAATTTTATCGTATCAGCGATAAATAATCAAAAAGGATTGTCATGGCTATTGTTCAACTATCAAGAATAACTAACCGACGGGGGTTGAATGAAAACTTACCCCAACTAGCACCCGGAGAATTAGGTTGGTGTTTAGATACTCGTTTATTGTTTATCGGTAACGGAACAATCGAAGAAGGTAGCCCTGCTATCGGTAATACCGAAGTATTAACAGAATTCAGTGATATTAAACGATTAGTTGAGGATCTTACCGGTCCATTATTATATAATATTGCTGGAACTCACATACTTGATGACGCACAAGGTGATGGTATAACTGCGTCAGTTGATAGCGGATTTGGTTTCCCTGCTGCTGCTACTAGTGCAGTTATGGACTATAGAATTAAAAGAAATAATCGGTACCGAGCAGGCACAATGACTATTACCTTTAGCCCAATGGGTATTTCCTATACCGATAATTATACTGAACCCATTGACATAGGTGTAGTATTAGCTCCAGTGATTAATCTGGGCTCAAAGAAGCTTTTTTACACTACAACTGCAACAGGTTTTGATGCAGAATTTATCGCTGCACTAAAATATTTTAAATAGTTAAAAATTAATGTGGAATTTAAATTCGCAAGAACGTCTTGCTGAATGGAAAACTTTTAGACAACAATTAAATAACCATCCGCCAGAACAAGCATTAGAAAAAATTTGTTCTTTGTGGAGTTATGTTCCTTATGTTGACCATTATTTAGATCGAGTGCCGCCACAAAAATGGCCCGGTCCATGGGAATTAATTTGGAATAATCACTATTGTGATCTTGCAAGAGCTCTCGGAATGTTGTATACTTGGGAGTTCACTGATCATGCTAAAAATTATAATTCAGAATTAAAAATTTATCACGATCATAAAAATAATCAACGGGTAAACTGTTTTTGTGTTTACCCGGGCGAATATGTGCTAAATTTATCTTACAATACAGTACTAAAAAAACATTCTTTTAATTCAGCCTACGAGTTGATACATACATATCCATCCAGCAAATTGATTGAAATTTAAGAGGTCAAATGAATAAAACTATATCTGTTATAAAAAGAAATGGAACCAGAGAATTACTAGACATTGAAAAAATACATAAGGTCTTAGAGTGGGCCACTGAAGACCTAACTAATACTAGTGTAAGTGATATCGAGATGAAAAGTCATTTACAATTTTATGATGGCATTACTACTGACGAAATTCATAATATTATTACCTATGCATCCGAAGGTTTAATTAAACAAGAATACAACTATCAATATGTAGCTGCTCGTTTGGCATTGTTTCATCTAAGAAAAAAGGTTTTGGGACAATACGAACCTATTCACATTCGAGATCTGGTTACAAAAAATATTCAATTACGTGTATATGATGCCAATTTATTGAGTTATTATTCAACCGAAGAATGGGATAGAATCAATGGGTTTTTAGATCATAAGCGTGATTATCGTTTGACTATTGCCGCGGTTAAACAAGCAATGGACAAATATCTTGTCAAGGATAGAACTTCGGGTCAAATTTACGAAACACCTCAATATGCTTTTATGTTAATTGCTGCGGTGATGTTTAAAAATTATCCACGCGAAACAAGATTGAATTATGTTAAGGATTTCTATGATGCAATTACCAAATTTCAAATTAGTTTGCCAACTCCTATCTTGGCCGGTGTTCGAACCATTACTAAGCAGTTTAGCAGTTGTGTGCTTATCGATGTTGACGACAACTTAGATAGTATCGGAGATGCTGCTACTGCGATCATGAAATATGGTGCCAAACGAGCCGGAATTGGCGTAAATGGTGGCCGAATTCGTGCAGTAAAGAGCAAAATTCGTGGCGGAGAAGTCAGTCATACAGGTGTTATACACTATTACCGTAAATTTGAAAGTAGTTTAAAATGTTGTAGTCAAGGCGGTATACGTGATGCTGCTATGACCTTATATGTTCCAGTTTGGCATCTTGAAATCGAAGACATTATTGTACTTAAAAATAATAAGGGAACACCGGATAATCGTGTTCGAAAAATTGATTATGGAGTACAATGGGACACCTATTTGATACGTCGAGCTATTGCTAAAAAACCGATCACCTTGTTTAGCCCACACGATGTTACAGATCTATACGAGGCTTATTTTAAAGGTGATCGACAAGAGTTTGAATCTCTTTACGAAAAATACGAAGCTGATCCTAACATTCGTAAAAAACAAGTTCCCGGGCGTGAATTGTTGGAACTATTTTTGAAAGAGCGACAAGAAACTGCTCGTATCTACAGTTTCATGGCTGATCATGTTAATACACATAGTCCTTTCAAACTGCCGATATTTCAAAGTAATCTCTGTGCCGAAATCGCACTACCAACTCGACCTATTCGTAATGCAATTGATGTTGCAGAAGGGAAAATTGATTTCGAGGGGTGGATACAACTTTGTACCCTAAGTGCTATAAATCTCGGTACATTACGTAATTTACAGGATCTCGAAAAGCGTATGAATTTGTTAGTTCGTGGATTAAATGAAATTCTTGATTATCAAGATTATCCCATACCACAAGCTCAGATTGCTACAATGTTATTTCGTCCATTAGGCATCGGTGTTATTAATTATGCTTACTGGTTAGCCAAGCAGGGAATGACCTATAATGACCAAGCCGGACATGATGCTACCCATCGATTAGCTGAGGCTATGTATTATTATGCTCTAAAAGCTTCTGTGGATTTAGCAGAGGAACGTGGAGCTATCCCTGGACTCAAAGATACTATCTATGCTGATGGTGGTTTAATGATTGATAATTATTGCCAAGAAGTTGATAAGGTAGTTACTGTTGGTCTAGAATTAGATTGGGAATCTCTAAGAGATCGTGTAAAGAAATATGGTGTTCGTAATGCTACACTTTTGGCTCTAATGCCTAGTGAAAGTAGTAGTATTATGAGTAACGCTACCAATGGTATAGAACCGATACGTAGTTTAGTTACAGAAAAGAGTAATAAAAATACTAGTTTTGTACAAGTAGCACCCGATGCAAATCGTTTACGTAATCAATATGATTATCTTTGGGATATGAGACCTGACCATTTTGACGGGTATTTAAAAAACATGGCCATATTCCAAAAATTTGTTTGTCAAAGTATTAGCACTAATACTTCGTACAACCCCGAGCATTTTTCCGATGATAAAATTTCTTTACAAGTACTAATGAATCACTTTATACTTGCAGCTAAATTGGGAGTTAAAACTCTCTACTATGCAAACACCAAAGGTCTCGATGAAGCCAAAGATGATCCTCTTAAAGACAGCACAGAGGAAATTGAGGATTTGGCCGATTGTGACGCATGTAAAATTTAAGGAATTTTTATGATTACTGTTTATGGGAAACCTGGTTGCAGTTTTTGCGAACAGGCTAAAATGTTAAGCACCAGTCAGGGTCTAACATATAATTATATCGAATTGGATGTCGGTCAACCTAAAAAATTAGATGGAGAATATATTTCTCGCGAAGACTTTATGATGCTATTTCCTGATGCACGTACAGTCCCTCAAATTCTCGTTGACGATATCCATGTAGGTGGATACCAAGAATTTAAACAATACTTAAAGGAATCGAAATGACTGTTTTTAATAATAAACCCGTAGACCCTAGCAGTCAATATATGTTTTTTGGTGAACAACTAGGTTCAGCTCGATATGACAAAATTAAAAATCCAATCTTTGAAAAATTAACAAGAACACAAAATAGTTTTTTTTGGCAACCTGAAGAAATTAGTCTTACAAAAGATCATGCCGATTTTAAAGATCTTAGTGCTGCCGAAAGACATATCTTCACTAAAAACATTAGCTATCAAATTTTATTAGATAGTGTACAGGAAAGAAGTCCGGTATTGGCATTTTTGCCATGGGTTAGTAGTCCTGAGTTAGAACCTTGCATTCTAACTTGGAGTTATTTCGAAGCTATTCATGCTCGTAGTTATCAATACATCTTACAAAATGTATTCAATGATCCTACACAGATATTTGATAGTATTACACTAGATAAAGAAATTATGAAACGTTCTGAATCAGTGACCAAATACTACGACGATTTTATCGACTATTCAAATCAATATCGTAACGGTAATGGCAGTCTATCGACTCTAAAAGAAAAGTTTTTTCTAGCTTTGATTAGTGTCTATGTATTAGAATCGATTCGATTTTATGTTAGTTTTGCCTGTAGTTTTAGTTTTGCTCAGTTGGGTAAGATGACCGGCAATGGACGAATTATTAAATTAATTGCCAGAGACGAAAGTCAACATATGGGCATTACTATGAATATCATTCGTCTTTATCAAAGAGGAAAGGATGATCCCGAAATGACTGTAATTGCTCAACGACTAGAACCTATGATAGAAGAAATATTTGAAGAAGCTATTGAACAAGAACGTCAATGGGCAAAATATTTGTTTAAGGATGGTAGTATTCTTGGCCTCAATGAGGAATTACTTTGCCAATATGTAGAACATATAGCAGGTAAAAGAATGAAAGCAGTTGGATTAAAAAATCGTTACGAAAAAACTGTTAATCCTTTTACATGGATGAATCAATGGTTAGAAGGAGAAACTACTCAAGTTGCTCCTCAGGAAGCCGAAATTGTCGATTATCGAATTGGCAGTATCGACAGCAATGTCAACGAAGAAGAACTTATCTCACTTTAAGGAACACTATGTTACTCGAAAAAATTCAAACTAATGAAGTATATTGTTTTAAACTGGTCAATGGCGATGAGGTTATTGCTAGACTAGAGTCGTCTGATAACGATAATTTTACTTTAAACAAACCCACTACTCTTGTGCCCAGTTCACAAGGGATTGGGCTTATGCAAAGTATGATTGCTATGAAGCAGGACTCAACCGTTAAAGTATCAAGAAGCCATATTATTATGTATTCGGAAGTAGATCCTAGAATGAGAGATCATTACATTCAGACTACTACAGGTATACAGCCTGTAACTAAGGACAAAATTATTATCTAGTATAAATATTTTAGTCGGTAGGTTGAATTGCCGACTATTTTAAAAGTCTAATCATGCCAGGTCGAGCTCGTTTAGGTGATAGTGTGTCAGGAACATGTTATAGTCACAAGTCTGCTCAGTCAGTGACTGGAACTATTAACTCGGCCTCCTCAGACATAAAAATAAACAATATTTTAGTTGCTCGAAAGGGTGATACAGTAGCGTTAAGCTGTGGTCACGGAGGAGTTATTACAGGATCTTCCCCAGATGTAAAATCAAATAATCAATTGGTAGCACGATTAGGCGATGCTGTTTCTGGAGCCACTGGTGTTAATTTTGTAGGATCAATTACATCGGCTTCGGAAGATGTAATTGCAAATTAAAAGGAGTTTTCCATGAATGTACAAGATTTAGAAAACTTCGTTCATAACGAAGACGAAGTAGATATCGAGGATGGAGATTTTGGTATAATAATTACACCAGATGGAAAACTTAAAATGTTGTTAATGCCGGATGATTTAGATGGCCCAGACGAAGTACCGGATATACTAGCAAAAATAGTAAGCTTGTTTGAAAACAACAATTTAGGTTCAGTTAGAACTCTTCATTAAAGAAAAACCGCCCCGAAGGGCGGTTTGTATTTTTATAAATTAGTTTTAGAAAGTATTTAGAATCGGATTGTAAGCACGAATCAACTCGCGTTCGCGAGCATGAGCAGTCAATCGACCACGAACAACTTCTAGTATACCATACACATGAGCTTCAGCACCATGCTCACGTAGGCTGCGGCACAAAGCCCAATCTTTGTTTTCAGTCAATGCACGACGCAGATGTTTCTGCATACGGACTTTCAGAGCAGCACGAAGGTTACCTGATGCAACAGTGATGCCCACGTACTGTTCTTTGGTTACAGTATTGGTGATCACGTAAACTGCGTGGTTGCAGTCGTTGCGGCGTTTGCGGGTGCTAGTGCGGCGTTTCATAGTGTTAGTATTATAGCAAAGGTCAATATTTAGGTCAACCGAAATTTGTTGTAAAAAAGCCACAAAATTAGGTTGACTTTGGCTAAAAAATACCGTAAAATCATGTCTTTACACCTCAAAATTTGTTGTTTTTTCGCGACATTATGTCCACGAAACAAAAAATTATTGCTACAGTTTACGATCGCCGCGGCCGTGTGCTCAGTGTCGGTACCAACAGTTATGAAAAAACTCATCCCCGACAGGCGTTTCTTGCTAAAAAAGTAGGTATGCCCGAACGGCAATATCTTCATGCCGAAATAAGTGCATTAGTTAAATGTCGCGGGAAGCCCTATCGTATTCATATAGAACGGCGAAATACTCAAGGTCGATTACAATTGGCCAAACCCTGTCCGATTTGTGAATTAGCTATAAAAGAGGCTGGAGTTAAGTTTGTTGAGTATTCTATATAATTGACAAACTCAATGATATTTTGTATAAATATATTTGTATGCAATGCCTACTCAGGGTTCATACATTGTCATTCGCTTAATAAAGGAGAAAAAAATGACACGATTAACAACTCTCGATCTCGCACCTTTCACTCGTCACTCAGTTGGATTTGATCGACTATTTGAGCAAATGGATCGACATTTTGCTAACAGTGCAGGAAATGGATATCCTCCATATAATATCGTTCAACTTAACGAAGATGAGTACTTGATTACTTTAGCAGTTGCTGGGTTCTCAATGAAAGACCTAGAGATCACTAAAGATGGCAATATTCTAAACGTCGAAGGAGAGATCCAAAAATCCGAGGAGGATTCTGTAAACTATCTACACAAAGGTATTGCAGGACGTAATTTTCGTCGTCAATTTACACTAGCTGATTATGTAGAGGTAGAAAAGGCGACCCTGGATCTTGGGATGTTACATATTCATCTTAAGCGTTATATTCCAGAAGAAAAACAACCGAAGAAAATTGCTATTACATTAGGTAATTAAATAACCCGGGGTTGGGGATTTCCTCAACCCCTTTTATATAGAGACAATAATGACCGACGAAATTGATGTTCCAGTAAAAATTGATGACGCAGTAAAAACTAAAATTAAAACTCATATTAAAGAACCTCCTAAGTATAAAGTAATTTTTGTCAACGATGACAAAACTACTATGGAATTTGTTGTAGAAAGTTTAATGGAATACTTTAACTATAACGAGTCAGACGCAGTTAATAAAACTCAAGAAATTCACGAAGAAGGCAGTAGTGTTGTGGCTATCTACAGTTATGAAATTGCCGAACAAAAGGGTATCGAAGTGACATTAGCAGCAAGAAGTCAAGGATATCCATTACAAATTCGAATTGAGGCTGAAGAATGATTTTCGACCATTTAAAAACTTTGCAAGGCAAAGAAATAGGATTCACATGTAGCAGTTTCGATTTATTGCATGCCGGGCATGTGGCTATGTTAGCCGAAGCACGTAGTTATTGTGATTATCTAATTGCCGGATTACAAATCGATCCAACGATTGATCGACCAGAGAAAAATTTTCCTGTACAAAGTATCGTTGAACGACAAATTCAATTAGCCGGTGTTCGTTATGTTGACGAAATTATTGTGTATAATACTGAGAGAGATTTAGAAAATTTGTTAAAAATTCTTCCTATTACGATGCGTATTTTAGGTGTTGAATATCGAGAAAAAGAATTTACCGGTAAACAACTTTGTATCGATAGAGGAATTAAAATTCAATTTAATTCAAGAGAACATGATTATAGTACTTCTGAATTAAGAAAACGTATCGCTACACTAGACAAAGATACAGAATAAAATTTATGCAAGCAGTTATGATCGACCTGGAGACACTGAGTGTTACTCCAGAAAGTGTAATTCTCACCTTAGCAGCAGTTAAATTCAATCCTCACAATACGGTTGGTGTCACTGATAAATTATATCATAAACTTGATGTAGATGAACAAATACAATCCGGTAGAGAAATAAATGACGATACCCTTGCTTGGTGGTCGCGTCAGCCTGCAGAAGTGTATAACGATGCAATGACAGAGCATGATCGTATATCGGTTGAGAAAAGTTTACAAGAATTAACTAAGTTTTTGGTCGGTGTTAACGATATTTGGTGTCAGGGCCCGGTATTTGATATCGTTATATTGGAGAATATATACAGACAACATCAAATGCATTTTCCTTGGCAATATTGGCAAATCAAAGATAGTAGAACATTATTTGGTTTTTTAAACTTTGATCCAAGAAAAGAAATACGATCAAGGGATTCTAAGGCTCATCATAATGCCTTAGATGATGCTATCACTCAGGCAATGGCAGTGCAACAATGCTATAAAAAATTAAAAAATAGTAACATTTCGAACGGATGAATTCGTCGGCTATTTAATAAATAGTTTTACGATGAATAATTTTGACTGTTATAACAGAGTTTTAATTTCAGCATTTGCTGCTAGTAACAAACAAAAAGAGTTTATAACTCGTAAATATCAACTTTTACACGAAGTATACAACTATCACAGTATAAATCCTAAATCGGAATTATATCTAGGATTTAATCCGGCTATGATTTATAATTCTTCTTCCAAATCTTATGTATATGGTATTGACCCACAGGATTTTATTTACTTAAAAAATCATAACAATTCTTTAATAAGAATTGATAGTTTGGACCAATTACCATCAGCAGTTGATTCGATCATCAGTGGCGACGAATTTTTTACTTTTATGGATCACGAAACAGAACAGAGATCTTTTTTATCTGAATGTAGAAAATATGTTTCCCGTATAGTAGTAACAACTCTAAGAGATTACAAAAATCAAGATTTCAAAGATAAAGAATTTAGTTTTCCCTCAATAATCGATCATAATGGACCTAAAATTTATTTAGAATATCACAATCATGACGGCAAATTAAAAAACCAATGGGCAACTAACATCTACGAAATCAATGGGACAAATTTAACTATACACGGACCATTTGATCGCAAAGCAGTTTACTTTAAACAATTAGCTAAATTTACTAACGATGCTGGATTTAGCGATTTTGTTGTTCATAAAAACCTCATGTATAAAAGCATAATTCGTAAAAATTACGAACATGTAATCAGTTTCAGTTAAATACTTCATCTTAATTCAATATAAAATGAAAAAAATTCTAGTCACCGGCGGTGCCGGGTTTTTGGGTAGCCATCTTTGCGATCGTTTAGTTCAACAAGGGCATCATGTTCTCTGTATGGATAATTATTTCACTGGAACGAAAAAAAATATACAGCATCTATTAGATCATAAAAATTTTGAAATTTTACGTCAAGATGTTTGTTTTCCGGTCTTTGTTGAAGTGGATGAAATTTATAATCTTGCCTGCCCCGCTAGTCCAGTTCATTATCAACACGATCCAATTCAAACTGTAAAAACCAGTGTACTTGGAGCCTACAACATGTTAGGGTTAGCTAAAAGAACTGGAGCAAAAGTATTACAAACTAGTACTAGTGAAGTGTATGGTGATCCAACAGTTCATCCTCAATCTGAAGAATATTGGGGAAATGTTAATCCTATAGGTCCTCGTAGTTGTTATGATGAGGGTAAACGTGCCGCAGAGACATTGTTTTTTGATTACCATAGACAACACAAAGTAAGAATTAAAGTAGCAAGAATTTTCAATACCTATGGTCCTAGAATGGCATTAAATGATGGTAGAGTAGTTAGTAATTTTGTTGTTCAAGCATTGACCGGACAAGATATTACTGTATATGGCGAAGGACTTCAGACTCGAAGTTTTTGTTATGTAGACGACCAAATTGATGGATTGATGAGATTAATGAATTCAGATGATTCAGTTACCGGTCCTATCAATATCGGTAATCCAGAAGAATTCACTATGATTAAATTAGCTCAACAGGTAATCGAGCTTACCGGTAGTAAATCTCAAATCATTCATTTGGATTTGCCTAAAGATGATCCTCGTCAAAGACGGCCCGATATTACACGAGCACAAACTATATTAAATTGGCAACCCACTGTGGATTTGGATACTGGATTAGTTAAAACTATTGACTATTTTAAAAGTATCTTGTAAAATATAATTATGAATGATATTGAAATCGTTATTCAAGAGAGTACCCCTCAACCGGTACTAACTGTGACAACGGACCGAAATATTACATTTAATATCGAAGGTGAAGAATATCTTCGAATTTCAGAAACAGGATTTTTTGTTCGCGGTGAGCAGATCGCACCCGATAGTAAAGAAGCCGAACAAGTTTATAACGCATTCAAACAATGGTTAGTATGGTCACACCTCGTAAAATAGTCTTAAAGTTTCGTCCACAAGACCGCAATCGTCGTCGTTGGTTAAAATGGCATCGCGAATCCGGCGAATACTATGGGTTATACAATTGGCAACAAAACTACAGTGAACGAATGTGGCGTAAAATGAAATGGCCTGGTTACTATAGAATAGGTCATCATTTACAATATTTGGCTCAACATGCTCCACGAAATATTCGTGTAAAATGGTTGCCGGCTTGGCGTCGTTTTGTTAAACAATATCGCAAATACTAATTTTTGGAATAACTCATGTTTATTCACGATATGAAAGACGTCGGTTGGGAAAAAGTCTGCGATGTAAGAACAACTTATTATGGTAATTATTGGTATTATGTTAATATCAATAAAGACATAATGTTTTCTCCACATCAGAGTTGGATTTATGCTATAACTGATAATGAACAAATTGTAAAAATAGGCGAGAGTGGCAATCCCTTGGGTATTAGATATAAAAGATTTGATAGTAATTTTCCAGAGTCACAACCACAAATAGGTACAAAATGTAGGCTAGGGCGATATCGTAAAAACGGGGATTCTGATCAAACGATCAGAGAATATTTACGTCGAGAAGCTGCAAATAATCAAATAGCAATTTATGCATATAAATGTCCTAATTTTGAAATACCAATATCCATTGGTGGTAAAGAAAAAATAGTACAATCTACAATACATAAGCATCTAGAAAAAGTTATTTTAGATTTTATCGCGGAAAAAGACGGTCGTTATCCTTGGTTAAATTGCGGAAGGTATTAAAAATTATCTGATATGAAAAAAATTGCTATAATTGGGTCTGGCATTACTGGTATTATGGCCGCTTATTATCTGGCTCGTTCAGGCTATCAAGTCGAAGTATATGAACAAGAACGACACGCTGCGATGCGAACCAGTTATGCCAATGGAGGACAAATTTCAGTTAGCAACAGCGAAGTTTGGACTACCTGGGGTAATGTTCAAAAAGGAATCCGGTGGATGTTTACAAAAGATGCTCCTTTATTGATCCGTCCAACCCCAGAAGTGGATAAAGTACGTTGGCTATCCAAATTTCTATTAGAAACCTTTTTCAAAACTTATGCTCGTAATACCGCAGAAACAATCGAATTGGGGTTAGCCTCAAGGAATCTATATCAAGATATCATTCAAAAAGAAAATATCGAATTTGATTATAGTCAGTGCGGTATTCTGCATTTTTATCGTGATGCAAAATATTTCAGAAATGCTCAATCAGTGCAGGAACTTTATCGTGCCAATGGCTGCGAATGGGAAATTTTAAGGGCTGATCAAATTCAAGACTTGGATCCAGCTTTGAATAATCTTTCTGATACCATTGGTGGAGCATGGACCAAAACCGATTCGGTCGGCGATATACATAAATTTTGCCATCAATTACAACACGTATTAGAAACTCGATACCAAGTTAAATTTCATTTCGAACACGAAATTGATAAAACGGAATTAAATCGGTTGCTTGATAAAAATGATCGTGTTATAATTTCAGCTGGAGTAGGTTCTGCGAAACTAGCAAAACACATTGGCGATCGTTTGGATATATATCCAGTCAAGGGGTATAGTGTGACTATTACAATAAGGCCAGACCAGATGAATTTAGTTCCAAAGGTTAGTCTACTAGATGATGAAGCAAAAATTGTAACTAGTACATTAGGGAACAGATTTCGTGTAGCCGGTACCGCCGAACTTGCAGGTGAAAATTATGATATCAGGAGAGATCGTGTCGACCCTTTGTTAAAATGGATACACAAGAATTTTCCCAAATTGGATACTAGTAACTATTCTAGTTGGGCATGTTTAAGGCCGATGACGCCAAATATGATGCCGATAATTAAAGTCAGTGATAAAAACTCTAAAGTAATTTATCATACTGGGCACGGGCATCTAGGTTGGACAATTAGTCCAGCAACTGCTGTTCGTTTATTAAATCTAATTTAATTTTAAAAATGCCAAAAATTGGTTTTGCTTGCAAATGGATCGACCGAGCCGATCAGGTTGACGGCATCGGTCCTAAGGATGAGTGTAAAAAGTATAATACCGGAGCCACTACAGTGGCCTGGTTAAATAGACAAACAAGAGAGGTAGCGGAACAACGACTATGGGACTTAATGAAACACAATATCGAATCGACAAGACTGTTGGTTCAACGAGTAGGAGAGTTAGATAATGGACTTCGGATGGTACGTCTTTCAAGCGACATTCTTCCTGTTTATACTGAGTCTAGCTGGTGCTACTTTTGGCAGCTACCTGATGTTAAAAGATATGCGGAAGGGGCTTTTGCCGAGGTCGGAAGGTTGGCTAGGGATCGTGGTGTTCGGCTTAGCTTTCATCCTGGCCAGTTCACTGTGCTTGCTAGTGATAATCCTGAAATTGTTGAACGTAGTATAGAGGAGTTTGAATATCATGCTACAATGGCCGCTTGGATGGGGTTTGCCCAGAGATTTCAAGACTTTAAAATCAATGTCCACATCGCGGGTCGAGCCGGTCCAACCGGTATCCGACAAGCCTATTCGAGACTCAGTCCAGAAGCCCGTAACACCATTACCGTCGAAAACGAGGAAATAAGTTATGGATTGGATGATTGTCTCAGTCTTGCTGACATTGTTCCTACTGTGCTCGATATACATCATCATTGGTGTCGTGAAGGGGTATACATTGACCCAACTAGCGACAGCGTTAAAAGAGTGGTGGATAGTTGGCGTGGTGTTCGTCCTGCTATGCATTA